GAAACTATAACCAGCAGCTAGCGCTGCTTCTGTTTGTGTCATTGGCCCTTCCGGTCCACCGAATACTAAAAATTCAGCGAAGCGTTGTTGCATTTCTGTTAATCGTTTAGGTACTCCCATGTTGACAATTTAAGGTAACTATCCTATAAAGTCAAGAATGAAAGTGCATAAAAACCAACAAGAGTTACAAGACACAATAGAAGGATATAAACAATTAATTGAGATGCAACGTAAAGAAATATATGAATTAAAAAAATATAAAGCTGAAGTAATAAAGTTAGAAAACTTATTGCATGGTTATAAAAAAGTGATAGAGGACATATCAAAATCAGGTAGTAAAAGTAATGTACGTTAAGCACCTGCAAGAGTATTTAGATAAGTTCACTGAAGGACAACAAGGTCGTAGAGGTAACGCTGTTAGTGATGCAAAGATATACATCATGACTAAGAAAGGTTATTTAGAGGAGATCAAACGGATTGAAGTTCACGAAAGTAATAATCCAATGGATACCTCTTTGCGTGTTGTTTTGAAACCAAACAGAGAAGAAAAATTAATTTTACCTCCTGGTTACATAAGAGATTATTAACATTTGAACACAGGAGTAACCTTGAAAAACGCATGGCGCCAGAGCGTAAATTTTATCAAAAAATCAAAAGAAATTTTACTGAATTCTCACTCATCCGACTTGAAAATAATAGCTTACTTGGGACTCCTGATCTATTGGTCTACAATGCTAACGGCCACTTTTTTACAATAGAATTAAAAGTTACGAAGAGTAACAAGGTGACGTTCTCACCTCATCAAATTAGCTTTCATGTAAGGCATCCTAACAACTCGTTTATCCTAGTAGAGGCCCTTGGTCCTTGTACCGTGAAACTTTTTCGTGGATCAAGAATCTTGGAGCTTGACGCTTGCGGCTTGAAGCTTGATGCTTGTGCCACGGGGCTTGACGCTTGCCGCTTGATGCTTAGTGAGCTTGGCGCTTGAAGCTTGAGGCTTGGGGCCCGGATCAGGACGTACGTCGCTAGGCCCACGCGTTGAGTTAGCATGACTAATAGCCTGATCCAGTTTATTACGTAGCTTGCGTAATTCTTTATAATATTTTGGATGTCTAAACATTAATGTTTACCGTAACTAACAACTTTTATATTACTATCCCAGCATTGTCTACAGGTCCCACACTTGCCGCCCTGACTTGGAGCTGGGCATGTGGCGCCAGTTTCAACAACCATCGAAGAGTTTGGCCAGGTGTCGTTGCGCTGGCCCATCATTGGAGGACTGAACCTAATCACCAGGTTAACAGGTGCCCGGTCCAGCTCGTTCTTGATCCACGCTTCACGCGTTGGCAGCCAGTGGTTGGTGTCAGGTGTTAACCTACAGATTTCAAAAATTTTTTGCAAGTGCTGCTGGTCCTGGACGTCGCCGGCGTCATGCCACCTGAACCACTTCTGGCGCTTGATCACTGCAACCATTGCATCAACCCAGGCTGGATGCTTCATTGCTTCCAGTCTCCGGTACTGTGCAGCCTTGATGGCTGGGTACCTGGTATAGTTACCCTTGAGCGCGTAACAACTGGCACAGACGCTGCCCTTCACCTGCCGGAGCTTCGAGCCTGTCTTACACTCCCAGGCTGGTAGACTATAAGATAGTCCGGGCATTTTACTTGTTCTAGTAAATCCTTCTGTAATTTTAATTGCTTCTTTAACTTTCATTTATTAATACCTCTAGAGCGTCCCAGGCGTTGTTAGTTTCTTCTGTTGTGCTTTCTTTTTCTCCTGTATCGTAATTCATATCGTAATATTCTACAACATGATTTAAAACACTGATTGCTTCTTCTTTTGTTAATTTATTTTTTGGCATATTTCTTTCTCCTATATACTCCTATAATCTTATAATTCTTTCTTGTCAAGTCTAGAGCTTGAAGCTTGCAGCTTGCGGCTTGTTGCTTTGTGCCGTTAACCTGCAGCCAGCGCCAGTGCTCAATCAAAATTTTTTGTCTGTTCATATATCCTTTCTTGTTGCTTGCGCCTTACCAGTTCTAAAGCAATAGCTGAACTTACTCTCCGGCGCAATGCAGGATCAGTGCGGAAAACTCTAAAGAGTGTACTTGTCCACTGATCCCAGGTCCATCGATATTAGCCGGAACGCGTCTAGAACTCCGGGAGCTGTTACCGCTCAATGGACCAGGGATCAGCACAGGTCACATGAAGATGGCAAACCCCTTTGCGATGTGACATGCAACCTGTGGTTGATCGCAGTTTAAATGAGTAATTAAATAAACTAATATCCTATATAATCCCTTGACAATGATTTGTCAATAGTATAAAAAACTTTTTATGAAAGGAAATATAAATATGGAAAAACAAAAAAGAATAACACTTAACGCAGATAAGCGAAAAGTGATTGCTGATGTATTTCAAGACCATTTTGAAACTAATTCAAAATTTAAAAAATCTTGGACAGAGGCAAAAGAAACTTACAACAATTTGAGAGAACAAGCAAAAGTTAAAATCAATGAACTTGTAAGATTTCATCAACCACAAGAAGATGTTGATATAATCAGAGGCATGATTAATAAGTATGGCGACAGAAATGGTGGACAACTCTATGAGGATAATTGTTTTCATGTTCAATCAACCGAAAAGAAAATTGAGGAAGATTATCATGGCGATATGGTTGAAAGAGAACAAGATGTTCATATCAAGTTTGAGGCAGAAAAAGATTTCTTGACCTCTTATTATCGTGATGAGATGAAAGCAAAAGGCATTGACGCAGATTATAGTGTCCGACTTGCTGATAACTATGAAAAAAGAAATCCGACTTATTACAATTCCGAAAGTGCAGTAAATAAATTTTTGGGTTATGGTAGTCGTAATGATGTAAGTGGTAATACCATGTACCCTAAAGATGAGTGGGATAACAACTTTAAACTTTGGGTTATTGGTAGTGATTATTGTTCTAGTAGAATATTTAAAACCAATCACGAAAACTATTTATGGTTTTGTAATTTCAATAATGCACAATCAGATGTTATCAAGTGTCATCAACAATTATTTAATCATGTTGATAAGAAAATGCAGAAACTAAAACTTGGTTTAAAATCTTACAGATACTTCGATCAAGCAAAAGAACTTGCAGATAAACTTGGTGTTGTTTTAAATGAAAGTATATTAGATGCACATTCTAGTATGGCTTTATCAATTTATAGTCCGAGTAATTTAGCTGATCTTTTGACAGATGAGGTTGAACAAACTCGTGATGAGAAGATTGCGATTGCAAAACAATTACTCCAAGCACAACAAAATAGTTTAAATTAACTATTGACACCCTATCCTATTTAATATAGGATAGGGTTAGAAAGGATAATTAATATGAAAACATTTTACATAACTTATTGGGCTAGTAAGCACAAAAAACACATAACAAGACAGGGCAAACATGATGAGAAAAGCAGATATGGTACTTCAAAACAAGGTGTGCCTTATTATGTTTATTATGATCTAGACGCACACGGATATAGAACAGCAACTACAACATGGAAAGTGAGGCACTAATGAGTTGGCAAGTAGCATTTTTTAATATTGCATTTGTTTTAATATTTTTTGTATTAATGAAAATAGGTATGATAATATGAGCGACTATAATTGGTGTCATGGACCGGAGTGCCATACAAAACATACACAGGATAGAATTAGAGGTGTTAAAGGCTCAAAGGTTTTGAGGACTAGAAAGATTAAAACATACCCAGGCAATAGAGGTTGGTATAATTATTTTTGTAGTCAAAGTTGTTATGATAACTTTGCTAATAAATATATTAATCAAGTTCTAGCCATTGCACCAAGGACCGAGGCTCTTGAAACGCCAATCTTGGACCCAACAAAGGACACAACAAGTTATTGGAATACTTGGAAAATAGAGGTTGACAACAGTAGGACCAATGATATAGGATAGTCCCATATGATAGAAAGAATAAAAGCAACAAACCCTTATTCCGGTGAAAGTGAAATGCTTACACCAGAAGAACACAAATTGTATATAGAAATCAAAGAGGCAGAACTTAATGAGGACTATGATACAATGCAGAAAGGATTAAGTAAGTTTAGTGTAATGAATGCTAAAGCTTATATGACTTTATTAGATTAATTACCTTTCTAATAATAAACAACCCCTGGCCCTACGGGCCAGGGGTCCCGAACAAACTCCAAAGTTAGTTAATAATAAACAACCGGGTCCCCCTTTTCTACAAAAGGGGTCCCACTACTCTAGGTTGTATTGCTTGATTTACAGAGTTATAGCTGGTAAAAACATATTGAACATCTTAAATAAGGTGCAAAAAATTTTTTAAAAAATTTTAAATGAATTTGAATAATATAGATATAAGTAAACTACCTTCTGACGTTAGAAAAACATTTAAACAATTACAAGTTCTACACGCAGAAAAAAAGATACAGAACAAAGCTAAAAATGAT